GACCAGTTGAAGTAACATTACCCGATAGAACATTACCCCAAATATTTGCGGTAATATAACTATCACTCGTTGCCATCGTCGGAACTATATGTGCACCATCTGGGTCACTTAGTGTGTAAGCGATTGTATATTCTTTTTCATCCCCTCTAAAACCCGCTACAACATTTGCAGTTGGTCTTGTCATGATTATACCCATATCTATCGTATCGATGGTGTTTGCATTACCTACTTCAATAATTGGATCGGAAACACTGTGTATATTGGAGTCTTGAAATGTTGTAGAACCCTGAACAAGTAAATTACCGGTAACAACAAGGTTTGATGCTACAGATATAACATAAGTTGTGTCGTTATACGATAGTTTACTATCGCGAAGTTGCTTTGTTGAGTGTGTGTATGGTATTATACCATCTGTAAGTGAGGTACTCGCTACATTATGTGCAATAACATTTGCATTCACAGTAACAAACGATGGTTGATCCTCTGCTCCGACTCCAAGGGCTGAAGCTGCCGCGGAAGCGGATGATGCACCTGTGCCACCTCTATTTATGGGTTGTGTTTCACTTTCTAGAGTACTTATTCTTGACACATTACTTGTCAAATCCGTACTTACAGTACCGATTCTCGTCGAATTACTCGCCAAATCTGTACTTACAGTACCGATTCTCGTCGAATTACTCGCCAAATCTGTACTTACAGTACCGATTCTCGTCGAATTACTCGCCAAATCCGCGGAGTTACTCGCCAAATCCGTACTTACGGTACTTATTCTTGTAGAATTACTCGCCAAATCCGTACTTACGGTACTTATTCTTGTAGAATTACTCGCCAAATCCGTACTTACGGTACTTATTCTTGTAGAATTACTCGCCAAATCTGTACTTACAGTACCTATTCTTGTAGAATTACTCGCCAAATCTGTTTCTATAACATCAAGATCAGTGGATTGTACGATGTTTGATAAGAAACCCCCATCACCCTTATAAAATGAGGCGGATACATTACCTGACGTTGTTATGGCATTTTCCGTCGCTGATGGTGTGTTAATGAATGTATGTGTTCCCACAGATACGAGTTTCGTTACGGTTTGGTTATTACTTACGGATATGGAATCACTACTTTCGAGTGATCCCGTTTTTATTTTACCCGAAACCTGAATTTGGTTCGTTGCACCTTGATCTATGATAATATTCGTACCACCAAAAAATCGATTAGCGCGTACATTACCTTCAACTTTTATGGCTTCTGCACCCGTATTGGACATGAAAATCTTATCACCGACCGATAACATGTGTGTAGGTGCAGTATTCGAAATACCAACGTTTGAATTGTGACCGGTTGTAAACGCGGTTGTCACATTAGCAAAGTGTGGTGTAGAATTTGAAACGACGTTACCTTGTACACCCGCGGAATCTAACGTGACACCACCTAAAAGGGATGTTGCTACACCTGTATCAACAACTTCTTTTGTTATTGAGCTGTATCCAATGAAAGTAGCACCCGCTAATTCTGCTTCGCGTAAAGGTGACATGTACATTGAGCCTGCAGTACTTGCATTTATAGCAGTATCCGAAGCATTGAACACGATCGTGTTTTCAGCCTGGTCATCCGTAGCGTGTTTACCAAACCGGATTTTGGTAGACCGCTCGATGGTAGGTATGTTTTTAACCATTTTAATATAAGTGTGTATTTTAATTTGCGTAAATAAGACCAGCCATGCCATTTTCAATACGAAGTATGTTATAGTTCACTGCGTATATAGGATCACTAATGACCATGGATTGACTGACTATTTTTGCAGAATCTAATCGACTAAAATTGAGTGTTCCTGTCGGCTGGAGTGAACTCGTCGATAAACAAAAACAGTATAAGAAGAAATCAGGGGACGTAACAAAGTTCGTATGGTAATAATTCATAACGTCTATAAAGTGTGGTTTTGCCCATTTAAAATTACCAATATCTAAACCATTTATTTCGATTTTGATTTTATTGGTGGTTGATGTTAATGCACCTTCGGTTGTTGTATCCGAAGATGCGAGATATTTCACTGGGTGATTAAACGTGAGTTCTTGTGAAAGTTGATTCGATGGAATACTTTTTTGAACCTGGGTAATAATTAAATTATGGTTACGTGATACAAGATTACCCCGTTCTTCGTTATCGAGATAATAATAGTTTGAGTAACACTCGAAACTATAATTTCCTGCATCTGTTCCCCAATGTATACGCAATTCAACGTTATGGTATTGTAAAGCAACTATGGGTAAAGCGCACTGTGCACCTTCACAAAAGAAGAATCTGAATGGATAAAAATACGACCGCGCGCTTACACCTGGGTGCGTACCATTTGCACTTTTTGATACGTTTGTCGCAAACGTATCGATTGCTATTTTTTCTGTAAAAATAGCGTCTTGTGTATCAATAACTTGTCCACCAATGAGAAGTTCCACTTTGTCTATAAGTGTATCCCATCTTTGAATATCAAGTGCTTGTGTATTATTATCAATTGTTAAGTATGTATACCCTAGCATATCACCAGTTCGATCAAAACGAATAGATGACATAGAATTAGCTTTCACGGCTCCCTGAATGGTCTGTTTTTCAACGGATTGTGAAAAATTAGAATGTCGTTTAAACGTTGACGTAAAAAAAGATATTTCTGGTTCGCCCATAATGTGCTCATCTTGAGCACCAATTGCTATAAGTTGAACAATACCAGATGACATTTATAATAAGAAAAGGTTAAAAATATAAGTGCGTGACGCCCTGAAATAATTAATAGGTTAAATTTCTTTTCTTGCACACAAATTTAAAAACAAAAACGACGTCTGTGACTGCGGCGGTGTCTCCATTTTGTTTATCTAAATTAAAAGTTAATCTATCGAGTTTTCGGATTGGATTGTAATATTGTTGGATAATTGGATATTCGTTTCTGAAGAATACAGTTTTTTGGGTACCTACTTTGTCTCCAACATCTGCTGCATCTGGGCCGTGCATTACATGTTCACAAAGAATGGTACCGAAAACACCGTTAAGGTGATTATCAGCGTCACTAAGTGCTTTTTTACCACGTTGTGAAAAGTTACTTTTGAGTTGTTCTATACCGACGTGGATACACCTTTGAGCATCACCATTTGTGTTAATACTCGCAGCAAGTAATTGAGCCTGAACAATATTTTCAAGTGGTGTTGGTAAATGAAGTGTAAAATCTGTATTTTCTGAACCGTGATCCAAATTATCGAGTATAACCGTGTGGTGTTCGTATTCAAAATCGGGTAAAGTGGATTGACTAGTCACTAAAGCCATTTATATATACTGGAGATTTTACTTCATCTTGTAACTCGCTTGTTCGCGAACAAGTTTTTGTCCGTCACAAACACCACCTTTACTATCGGAGTAGTAGGCGGTGCTCAAACATTCTTCGGTCGATGGAATATCGAAGAGCGAACCCGTATTGATGGTTTCGATTTCGACATCCTTGCCCTGGTACCCACTGGTACGAAACATGGCGAGGACACATAAGATGGCGACGACAATGACGATGGCACGGATTGTATTTCTGTTGGTAGCGTTAAGATTCATTTATATTGAACAACATTTTTTATAAAGTGCGTTAAAGAGAATAGAATAGTTTCAACATAAAGAGTAATGGACGGTGAAATTATTCTTGATCGTAGAGATACAAATGTTATGAAACTTGATGATAGTGAACAGGCCCTGATGAACGAAATTGAAATTGATGTTCCTCGACCTCGACCTCAGCCTGTAAAAAAACAAATTTCACAAATGAAAACACAATTTGTACCACCACAACCACAGGTTTTTCAGGAAGATATTGATTCTTTTGCTAATCCAAATAAACAAGCACAACCATCTGTACCTCCACCAGAACCACCCGTTGATTATGGTGAATACGATGAACCAGAACCCGAAATGGAATATGGTGGATACACGATGGAAGAAGAAGAAAAACCATCACCGGGATTTAAGACGGTTGATGAAGAGAAGGCGGATCTCGTGAATAAACTTGGACGCTTAGAAAAAAAAGGGTTCACGGTAAATAAACGATTGAATGCATATTCCCCTGTAGACGAACTTAGAAACGAAGTCAAGCGAATTACATATAGTATAGATGTAGATAAATCGATTAAATTTTCGAGACGTATGCTTATTGCGTGTACAACAGGTCTTGAGTTTATGAATAAGAAATATAACCCATTTGAAATTCAACTCGACGGGTGGTCTGAAAACGTTATGGAAAATGTAGATGATTACGATGAAGTATTCGAAGAACTGTATGTGAAATACAGATCTAAAATGCACGTCGCCCCAGAAATTAAATTGATTATGATGCTTGGAGGATCGGCAATGATGTTTCATTTAACGAATAGTATGTTCAAATCTGTTATGCCAAACATGAACGATGTCATTAAACAGAACCCAGGACTTGTTCAGAATATGGTGTCGGCGGTTCAGAACACAGTTCCAAAGGCACAACAACAAGAACAGGAACAGACATCTGGAAGACACGAAATGCAGGGTCCCGGGTTCGATATTTCGAGTCTTATGGGTAACATTATGATGCCACCAACACCACCTATGAACACGACGAGTATACCAGCACAAGAACCAATTATAGTAGACGACGATGACGACATTTCGGATATTGCCGAGACACCAACTATAGGTGATGTCGAAGGTGGTGAAGAAGGTGATGGTGAATTGCGTGAAGTTAAAGTTACTCAGACCAAGGGTAAACGGGGTCGAAAGAAAAAATCGGTCGAAATTAATTTATAAATTATAGTATAGATGATAGGTTACTGTCCATTAGACGAAGATCCTATTGAAAGACCGAGACCTTCACGAGAAGTATCAGTCCCAGTCCAGGAGAAACGTAAAGTTTCTACTGGTAGAGGAGAAGATACGGAGTGTAATTATGTTGTTTTGTTCTTTATTGCGGGTGTTATCGCTTTAGCAATCATGGACACACTCCCATCACGAAAGTAAATAAACTTTCTACCATTCTGACATTTTCCAGAATGGTAAAAAAAATTAGTTGTTTTCGAGTGCGGTAACGCGTGCTATTAGATCCGCGACTTTCGTCTTTTCAGCTTGTAATTGTCTATCTACTTCTTGTAAAGCCGCAGTTGAAACTGCCCATATAGCATCTTTATTTAAATGGTTAAAATTACTGACTTGTTCACCATGTATATACGTACCCGTAACATTACTAAAATATTGATTATTTTGTATTGTTATGACATTACTCCCTGAAAATGCGAGTACGGGTACGGTGAGGTATTTGTCTTTATCTGTCGTAATGTTTATGTTTGACGTATTCGATAAAGTTAAACCTTCAACCGTCGTATCTAAACGAAGTTCGAGTACGTTACTATCACTCGTAACACTTACGTTTGAGTTCGTAAGTATATTTGGAATATCACCTGTGCCTACCGTAACCGCATATGGTAAAACGTTAGAGACTTCTTGGGCGATAAAACCGTATACGTTACTCGTCCCTCTCTGTTTTTCATCGATATAATTGTATATTTTGGGTTCGAGAAGACGGATTTTGTCGAGTGCAGAACTATCGTTTATATCGACAACGTTCTTTTTTATTCGACTATCTGAATACGCATTAAACTCCGTAGCAGCAGTTCTACCAGTTGCATATATAGAATAAGGGTTCGTGTCAGTAGCTGTACCAGTTGGTGATGAACTATTTAAATAACCATACGATAAAGACTGACTAGCACCTGTACCGTTCACGACAAGTTTTCCTTGTGTTGGGTTAGTTGTTCCAATACCAA